CTTGCGTTGTATTCTCCCAAGCATCTATATAAGCATGTTTTAATGATGAATAATGTTTTAAATAACCACCTGTTGTAACATAATCAGGATAAGACTGTTTCTCTCTATCTGTCATATTCTCCACACTAACCCACTCTGTTAAATTAACATATAACCAATTAGGCTTTTTAGCTTTATACCACGTAGCTCTTGTGCTAGGTTTATTAAAAATTAATATATCCTCTGGTGTTATTGAATTACAGTAACCAGTATTCCAGTCCCCAGTATTCCAGTCCCCAGTATTCCAGTCCCCAGTATTCCTGTTCCCAGTATTCCAGTCCCCAGTATTCCAGTCCCCAGTATTCCTGTTCCCAGTATTGTAGTAACCAGTATTGTAGTAACCAGTATTGTAGTAACCAGTATTGTAGTAACCAGTATTGTAGTAACCAGTATTGTAGTAACCAGTATTGTAGTCCCCAGTATTTTGTCTGTTATCTGTCATTTTATATCTCCTTTTAATTAATCATATATATACTATAACAACTTTTATTGTTAATAGCAAGACTTTTTTTAATTATTTTTAATTCTTCTATTTTTCAGTAAGTTACAAGCATTCTATAAAGTTACTTTATACTTATCTAGCTTTGTTTTCTGCTTTTCTATTATATCGTTTTGCTTTCTTATATGCTCAACTAATAGGTATGGCTTGTTAGGGTCTAAGTCTAGGCTTTTAAGCATTCTTTTTATCTTGCCATTTTCACTTTGACATTGTTTGCAAGTATAACCTCTGTTATCTTTGCAACCGAACTGCTCATAAAAATCAATAGATGGTTTTAATTGCTTACATTTATTACAAGTCTTTTTCATTTTCTAACTCCATTTCTAATAGTTAAATTGTTTCTTGTATTTTATCAGCTTGCTTTAATAGCATATAATTACCATTCTTTAAAGATTTAGCCTCTATTAATAGTTTTTTATCTAATAAATATTCTATTGTTAATTCTATGTGGTTCATCAAAGTAAACCCTCCTTGCTTGCTATTGATCCAATAATCAAAGGACTAACTCCTTTTAACTCTGGATAGATATTAATAATATCTTGTAATGTGTTTTGAATATCAGTACCATTTTTAATTAACTTAATAAAGTTTCTTTCGTGCCTAATATACTCATTTGATTTAAACATGCCATCAAACTTTGATTTAATAGTAGCCTCAACACTTTCAACTTCTTTCTCATCAATTCTTGCATTAATAGTAACGCTGTTAATGTCAATAAATGTATTACTCATCGCATTAAACACCATAGGGAATGATAAAGCCTTACCACTTCTGTTTTTAGCTACTATGAATTCTGTTAAACCTTTATGCTCTAAAATAGTTTTTAAATTATCCTTATAATGCTTAGAGCCAATATCAGTACCTATTTGTTTTTCTGCATAATATTCTTGTCTTGATAAGAATATAACCATATCTGCATCTTGCTCAATGCTTGCACTATCTTTTAAGTCAGATAACATAGGAATTTTATTATCTCTTCTGCCAACTTCTCTACTTACTTGTGATAAAGCAACAACTGGAATGTTTAATTCTTTTGCTAAATTCTTCAAACCCATTGTAATATCTGCAATTTCAAGTCTTTTTTCTTTAGCACTAGACTTAGCTAAGCCAATATGGTCTACAATTAATAAACCCAAACCATATTTTCTATGTAGGTTTAAAGCTCTAGCTCTAATCTGATTAATATGCAAGCTTGGTGTGTCATCTGTTCTAATTTGCATTTTATTTACATAATATTCAGACTTTTTAATTCTTTCTAAATACTGCTCATTATCAAATTTACCTGTATTAATTAATTCTTGACTTACGCCACTTACAGCAGATACAAGCCTTGTTTTAACTTCTTTTTTAGGCATTTCTAATGAAAATATACCAATCTTAGCACCTTTGTCGTCGTTTAAGTAATTTTCTGCTACATTCTTAGCAATATTGATAGCCATTGCAGACTTACCCATTCCAGACGGTGCAGCTAACACATAAAGTCTACCACCTTGTAAACCACCTGTTAAGTCATCAAAAGTTGGAATACTTGTCTTAACACCTGTTATAGGGTCTTTACGATTAAAAGCCTCTAAACTATGTTCATAAATACTTTCTGTTGTTAAATCTTGAAAACCACTATTAGCTTTTGAAGTATCAACCAAATCTAGTAATTCACTAGCAAGCCCATTAATCGCCTCGTCAGTCATTTCTTTTTCTTCTGCTAGTGTTTGTATAGTAGAAGTGCTTAAATCGATACATTTACGTCTTTTATAGCTTTCTGATACAATATTACAGTAAGTTTTAATATTGATAACTCTTGACGTGTTCTCATTTAGTAGCTCTAGGAACTTTTTACCTCCAATTTCTTTAAACCAGTTGTTATTACCTAAATCTTCACTAACGCTAATAGGGTCTGCAACTTTATTTGAATTGATAAGCTTTTCTATTGTGCAGTAAATTAGTGCGTGTACTTGGTTATAAAATATATCTTGATTGATTAAATCTTGAATATGGTAGTAGTTATCGTTATTCATAAATAAACCACCTAAAATTGCTTGCTCTGCGTCTTCGTTGTAATTTTTAGATACTTGCATTTTGTTTCTCCCTAAGTTTTCTAGCTTTTAACTCTTCAAGCTTTTTAGCTCTTAGCTCTTCTTCTTCTTTAGAAATAGTATTTTGTTTAACTACTTTATTTTTTACTTCATAATCATCAATAATATTTAATTTTGATAGCGTTGTAAAGTAATCAAAGCCAGCTTTCCATTCTTTGCCGTCTTCGTACTTTCTACCTTTCTGAATATACTCGATATTGTTTACTGCCCTTTCAACTAGCTCTTTCCACTCTTCTAATGAATAATCTTTTAATACTTTTTTAAGCTTGTCTTTTTTAACTTGATTAAGTTTATTTATAGATTTTATGTTATGCCTAGATATTAAATTATTATACCATTCAAGAATATTATTATAATCTATATTATTCTTTTTTAATTTATTACTATTATTATCTTCTTTATTAAATATCTTATTTAGTTCTATATATATATCACTGCTTTTGTTAAGTTCTAACACTGCTTTTGTTAAGTTCTCCACACCGTTTATGTTAAGTTCTAATAACGCTTTTGTTAATTTCTCCACACTGATATTGTTTAAACTAACACCGTTTTTGTTTAAACTAACACCGTTTATGTTAAGTTCTTTTTCTGTTATAGTAAGTAATCTAGTAAATTTGTTTTTACTATTATTTTTTATATATCCTAGATTTATAAGTTTATTTACAGATGCTGAAATTCTGTTTTTATGTCTGCCAAAAAGCTCTGCCATTGAATCATTAGACTCAAAGCATTCCATATTTTTATCACTAAAAAATTTAACCCTGTTGTATACCCATATATCAAGATTATATAATTTATCTGTTGTAGTTGATTTCTTTTGATTCATTTTTCTCACTCTTTCCTTGTTTTTCACTAGTTACTAAATCTTCTTTTAGAAAATGCATCTGTCTTTTAATTTCAGACTGTGCAAGCTCATGCAGATTAAACACAGAAAGTCTATCAAGTAGCTTTGCAATGTGTCTATTAGTTAATTTTGTTTGATTATCTTGTTTCATAATTCTCACTTTCTCCTTATTTTTTATAAGATACTTACTATTATACACACTTTTATATACTTGTCAATAGTAAAATATAAAAAAGCAACCTAAGTCTGGAATAAGGTCGCTTTACACATTTACAGTTATATATTAAAACATATCTTTTAGTTTGTCAAGCCAATTTGATGTTTTTGTTTTTAAAATATTAACTTTTTTAATATTCTTCATATCTGACATAAACATAACATCTTCAAAGCTATACTTGTCAACATCAATAGAGTATTTAATAAATCTATCTCCTGACATAGTTTTTAATGTTCTTCTGCTAAATTCAATATTATGACCAGACGGCAATTTAACCTTTTCTAGCTCGTGAATTTGCCTAGGTAGATAATCATAAAAGAATAACTCTCTTTCATCATTAAAAGTATAAGTTAAGCCGTTTCTAAAGTCCCAAGCAGTTAGTTCTTTTGGGTGCTGTAGAAATGTAATCATTGTTTTTTGCATTACTGTTAGTTTCATTTTATATCTCCTATTTATAGTCATATAGTATAGTGCAAAGTGTTTCAATCTCTCCAATAGTAAATTGCACTACTTTATCGTTTATTTCTATGTCAACCGTATCACTATGTTTATAAGCTTTAATTGACAACTCTCCTATAGTAATCTGTTTATGATTGCTACAGTCTACTACTACTGGTTCGTGTCTAGCTAAAAGCGTTTCAATTCTTTCAGCTATAGACTCTCCTAGTAATTCCTTTTCTTCTAACTGGTTAAACTCTTGCATTATTTAAAAGCCTTGTTTATAGTTTCTTTTTGCTCATCAGATAATAATAGTTTACCTAGCATAGTAGAAATAACATCATCAGCTGTCTTATTATTATCTTTACCCCATTTAATAAAGTCGTCTACTTTTTCATTAGTAGCCTTAGCTCCAATATTAGACTTAGGTTTACTTTTTTTAGGCTGCTCTCTATTATCCATAGTATCAGCATCTTTTGTATCATCAATACATAATAAACCATTTAAAGCATACTTACGAGCATAAGAACTTGCTGTACCTGTAATTTGTGAGTCATCTTGACCTTTTTTGGTTAAAGACTCCCTAGCCAGAGCTGTTGTTGATATTTGATTATTACCATCTGAAAGTGTAGCTGTAGCCTTGATATATACTCTATCTGCTAAAGATTCAAGAGAGTCAGAAATAGTTAAAAACAACCCTTCTTCTTTTAATAGTGGTTTAGCAGCCTCTAAAATATCCTCACAGCTCCTATAATTGTAGTTACCAAAATTATTTCTCTGACCCTTAGGGGCTTTAAGCTTACTTTGAACATTTATAAGTTTTTTTGTTATATTTTCCATAGTTTATTTCTTTCATTTTTTGCATCTTCTATTGAGTAAAATCTAAAAGTTTTACATTTAAATTTAAAACAATATTTTTTTTTAAGACCTTTTGTTTTATCTATATATATACCTTTTTCATTTGTATCTTTATTTATTTTTCCATGATTTCTAGTGTTTTCAAATCTACAAGTGTCCCTTATGTTTTCAAATCTATTATCATCCCTAATTCTGTTTATATGGTCTATCTCATTATTGGGAAAATCTCCTGTTACAACAAGCCACACAACTCTATGATATTTAAACTGTTTACCTTTTATTTTTAAAATAATATACCCGTCTTTGTCCTTAGACCCTAAACTATTTTTTCTATCACTCCTCACAAGAGAGCCATTAATATATTTAAAATTATTTAATATGTAATTTTTATAATCAAAATTTTTCATTATTTATCCTCCTTGTTTACATTATATAATAGGTATGATAAAAGGTCAATAGGTATTTATATTTATTTTAAATTTGATTGTACATCTTGTAACTTCATCTTACATCTCCTCGTATATTTTTAATAGTTTTGCAAATTGTGTTTGCTTTTTCTTACTCATACCTCTTTGACCAGTTCTAACGTAATAAAACATTACATGGT